CCAATGGCGAACCGGACAAGAGCCAAGGCAACGACCACGCCAACGACGGCGGCGGTTACTTCATTCACCGCGAGTACCCGATCGTTAAACCGGTCACCTCAATGAAAATGGGAGTCGCCCGATGACGGACGTCACTTTTACCCGTCCCGAGTACGCGGCGGCGCAGTACCGCTGGCGCTTGGTGCGCGACGTCTGCAAAGGATCGGAAACCATCAAGGCTGCGGGTGACCGCTATCTGCCGAGACCAAATGCGGCTGACACCAGTGAAGACAACAAAGCACGCTATGAGGCGTACAAGAAGCGGGCGGTGTTCTACAACGCCACCGGCAGAACGAAGCACAGCCTCGTCGGTGCGGTATTTCGCACCTGGCCAACGCTTACCGTTCCTGGTGCCCTCGACTACGTGGCCAAGGACGTCGATGGCCAAGGTGTGAGCGTCTACCAACAGTCCCAATCGGTGATTGGTCACCTGCTCGAAGTAGGCCGCCACGGACTACTGGTGGATTACGCCTCGGTCGAGGCAGGAACGGTTAGCAAGGCTGACGAGCTGTCCGGCCGTGCCCGGGCAAACATTGCCAGCTACACAGCCGAATCGATCATCAACTGGAAGACTCGCCAGGTCGGCGGCCAGCACTTGCTGAGCCTTGTCGTGCTGCGCGAGACGGTGGATGTCGATACGGATGATGGCTTCGGCAGTGAGCAGGTAATTCAATATCGCGTGCTGCGCCTGGATCTTGCTGGGCAGTACACGCAGGAGGTTTGGGAGGAGGGATCGAGCAAAACTTCGCAGATTGTCGCGCCGTTCACGCCGCTGAATGGGATTGGCCGGCCATGGCAGGTGATCCCATTCCAGTTTGTTGGCAGCGAGAACAACGACACCACCATCGACGATGCCCCGCTGTACGACATGGCCGAAGTGAACATCGGCCATTACCGAAACAGCGCGGACTACGAGGAAGCTGCCTACCTGGTGGGCCAGCCTCAGCCGTGGATGGCAGGCCTTGATGAGCAGTGGCGCGATCATATGGAATCGAACGGAATTTTCCTTGGATCCCGCGCGCCCTGGCTGCTCCCGGTCAGTGGCACCTGCGGCGTCTGGCAGGCTCAGCCCAACACGGTTGCCAAGGAGGCTATGGACGCCAAGAAACAGGACATGGTTTCGCTCGGCGCGCGGCTCATTGAGCGTGGCAGCGCGGTAAAGACCGCCACCCAGGCCGACAACGACAGCGCAGCAGAACACAGCGTGCTCTCGCTGGTGGTCAGCAACGTCAGCGAGGCCTACAGCCAGTGTCTGGCGTGGATGGCTGAGTTCGTGAATGCCGACGGCGAGGTGATCTACAAGCTCAATCAAGACTTCAGCCAGATCACCCTTGATCCTACGGTTCTGGTGGCGCTGTTCAACGCAGTGCAGGGCGGGAAATTGCCGGAGGGCGACTTCTGGCAGTACCTGCGCGATCGAGGCGTGATCAACCCGGAGAAGACAGACGACGAAATCCGGGACGAACTCGAAGCGCAGGGCACTGGGCCAGCCCTGGATGATGACGAGGTGAACCAGAATGGCCGCAAACCAAGCAATCCTTGACGCCACGATCCGGCACGCCGTCTTCCTCGAGCAATTGAAGTCGGGGGAGGTGGCGAAGTTCGCGCCATTCCTCAAGGAGATCGACCGCTCGATCCGTGAGCGGCTGACCCGGGCCGACCTGACGGATTACACCGTCGCTCGGCTTGAGCGGCTGCTGAGCGAGGTCGACAGCCTGCTGCTGGGCATCTTCGACCGGTACAGCGAGAAGCTGAACCTCGATTTGGTGGATATCGCCAACTACGAGGCCGAGTTTGAGGCGACCAGCCTGACACGGGCGGCGCCGGTTGGCGTTTCGTTCGACGCCGCGGGACCAGGTGCAGCGGCAATCAGGGCCGCAATCCTCACCAACTCACTCAGCGTGCGCGGTGCGGACGGCGGTAAGCTGCTCAAGTCGTTCATTGATGGCTTCACTGCTACCGAGAGGCAGCGCCTCACTGGCGCGATCCGGCAGGGCTTCTTCGAAGGCCAGACCAACTTCCAGATCATCAAGAACATTCGCGGCACCAAGGCGCTGAAGTACAACGACGGGATCCTGGCCACGACCAACCGCAACGCCGGTTCGATTGTTCGGACTGCGGTGCAGCACGTCGCCACCCAAGCGCGTATGGAGACGCTGAAAGCGAACTCCGATGTCGTGCAGTCGGTGGAGTGGGTCAGCACGTTGGATTCGAAGACGACCAGCCAGTGCCGGACGCTGGATAAACGCCGGTTCAAGCTGACCGAGGGGCCAAGGCCGCCGATCCACATCAACTGCAGGTCGACGGTGGTTGCGGTGACGCGCTTCAGCGTGCTGTTCGCCGAAGGCGCCACTCGGGCATCCATCGGCGACAGCGGCGCGCAGCAGGTGAGGGCAGATCTCAGCTATTACGACTGGCTAAAGCAGCAGCCGGCAGCTTTCCAGGATCGGGCCATTGGCCCGATGCGGGCGAAACTGTTTCGCGAAGGCGGCCTGAGCGTCGAGCGTTTCGCCGAGCTCCAGCTTGATCGCAACTTTTCACCTCTGACTCTCGTGCAGATGAAGGCTCTTGAGCCTCTGGCGTTTGAGCGTGCTGGGTTATGATTCGCGGTCTTTTATCTAAAGGGATAAAACGCCATGCCCGAAAGTAGCTTCAACATCTACTCCATGAATCTCACCTACAAGGAAGAGGTTAAAGGCATAAACCTGCATCACAAGACTGTTTCAGAGATGGAGAATTACTACGCAGTAATACTTGGAGGTTCGGTGTTTCGACTGACTGAGAAGGAGTATCAGCGTATTCATGAATATTTAAAGGACTCATGTGGCCATGCGTGCATTAACGATAAGCGGATAACCGGATTCTCGACTCCGAGTGAAAAAGGACAAGTAATTCCCTGACTATTGCTCGACGTAGTTACCAAACCTCGCAAGTGCGGGGTTTTTTTATGCCCGCAGGCAGGGCCTGCACCTAAGTCTCTGGGAGACAACCAATGCTGAAATTCCAACTGGATACCCTGGAAGGGGTAGATGAAGCCGTGCGCGCTCTTTACACCGAGAAGGACGGCAAGTTCGTACTCGGCATTGAAGGTCTGCCGCAGCAAGAGGATGTATCCGGCCTGAAGGCCAAGGTTGATGAACTGCTCGGCGAGAAGAAGCTGGCCGAGAAGAAGGCGCGTGAAGCTGAAGAGGCTGCGCGCCTGGAGCGTGAGGAAGCCGCTCGCAAGTCCGGCAACGTTGAAGAACTCGAACGTTCCTGGTCTGAAAAATACAACCGCCGCGAAGCTGAGCTGAACGGCATGCTGGAACAGGAGCGTGGAACGCTGAGCGGGCAGATCCGGGATCTGACTGTAGGTCGTACCGCTACCGATATCGCGTCTGCCTTGGCTGTTCAAGGCAGCGCCAAAGCCCTGTTGCCGCACATCGAGCGCCGTCTGAGCGTCGAGCAACGCGACGGGAAGCCTGTTGTTGTCGTCCTCGACGCACAGGGCAAGCTCTCGGCGGCAACGCTGGACGAGCTGAAAGCAGAAATCGCGAATGACGCGGCGTTCGCGCCGCTGATCGCAGGCAGTAAGGCATCGGGTGGCGGGGCCGGCGGTGCAGGTGGTGGGGGCGGGGCCCCGAAAGGAAAAATCGGCGGTACCAAAGAGGAACGTACGGCTGCGATCGCAAGCCGGTTCCCAGATCTCCCTCAATCGTAAGGAAATAACTCATGTCCCTGTCTCAAATGCAGGTTTTTAGCGACTACATCATGGCGATGGTCGGCGCCACCGCGCAGAAGGCTGAGCAGGACAAGCGCCACTTGCTTGAGCAGAGGCTGACGGCCAGCGAGCAAACCCACTTCGAGAAACTGACCAATGCACAAAAAGACCAGGATCGCCTGCGCGATCGCCTTGCCACTTCTGATCTGCGGCTGTCAGTCCTCATCGATGCGGGTGCAGCCAGTGGCTGTTCAGTGCCTGCCACCACCGGCGCCGGCGGCGTGGATCATGCAGCCGTACGCGCCCGACTTGACCCAGCGCATGCTCAACGAATTGTCGCCATCACCGACGAAGGTGACCGGGGATTGATTGCACTCCAGGCCTGCCAGGCGTACGTGCGAGAAATCACGCGCTGATGGGGCGGATCAGGTCGGGGCCTTGGTTGCGGACATTGCCGATGGCGCCGTCGACCTTGAACCATTCGAAAACCTCGGATGGCTCGCCCTGGTGCAGCACCATCTGCTCGGCGCGTTCTTTCGGTGTCGCTGGGTCCAGCCATTCGCGGGCAAGCTCTGGCGGGAGAACTACCGGGCGGCGGTCGTGAATGTCGACCATGCCACCCGCGCTGTCTGCGGTGATGATGACAAAGCCGTCATGCTCGCCCGGGCCATGTTCTTCGTTCGGATACTGGCCGATCGCGGCGCAGAGAATTGGCGACTGATCCCGATGCCGGATCAGGTACGGCTGCTTCTTCGGGCCACCCTCGTCAACCCACTCGAACCAGTTGTTGATCGCGATGATTGCCCGGTGCGGCCAGATGGCGCGGAAGAATGGACCGTGGGCGACTTTCTCGACCCTGGCGTTGATCGGTGCGGCGCGATCCTTGGCCCAGTGCGGGCGCCATCCCCAGCGGACCATGTCGGCGTGCAGGAACTGACCTTCCTGATGGAAGAGGGCAAGCTGGGCGGTCGGCGCAGCGTTGTACCGCTCTAGAGGCTGCTCGCCGGTTGAGTTGATAAGGGCGTTCGGCATGCTGAGCGCTGCCACGAAGTCGTGAATGCCGCTGTACTGGGAGAGTCGTCCGCACATTGTCAGATCCTCGCATGAGCTTTCAGCGTAGACCCGCTGGTGCCGGCTTTGTCACAAAACCTTTTCCGGTGCAGGTCTGGCAGTCATCGCGCGCGCCAAATCGATCCAGGCAGACAGGGCAGATGCAGAACGCTGCGGATTCGATATGTGGCCGCACCTTTTCAAACGCCTGCAGATCGCGTTCCTCCTGTGCGACTTGAGCAGCATCCACCAGCGCACGGTAGGTGTCAGGGTCATCAAGGGGCCGGAAGTCGATGCCACCGATTACCCGTTCTGTCTCGATCAATTGGTAGCGCTGCCCTCGCATTTCCAGCGTCAACCCTGAAATCGTGCCGACATTCCGGGTGA